TCATAGGATTGTCATTGGTTACTGTAGCGGAGATGTTATTATCTTTGAGCATCTGCCGAGCAGCATTAAGGTCGCTAGGGGTAGCGTTGCCACTTGTAATACGACTGATAAACTCGTCAATAAGAATATCCTGTAAGTTATTAAGTTTAAGGGACTTGTCACTCATTATTTTAATTCCTTTATGATTTTAATGATTAGATAAACAAACGAGGCGAGACCCACGAATATAGCCACGACAACATTAATATCTGCTAATGTTAGAGTGCCGAGGATACCCATGAATCCGACAAGTGAGGGGAAGTGTTGTGAGTCCATTTTATGTTTTAATTACATATAATACTGAAGCATTAACAGGTCTTGTTTCATCTCCAACTCTAGGAGCGCCTTGAGAGTTTGTTTCTTGTGGTGCAGTAGTATTAAAATTATATGTTGTGTTGTAGGCATTATTACCTATCGTATACGAATCATACCCATTTGGTGAAGTCCCAGGACTCATAATTGTTTGGTGTTTGTGGTCTTGCATTTGGTCGTTTTCAATAGTACCAACGGCAGGAGCAGAAAAGTCTGTGCCTTTAGCCATGTCTGCTGTACCATGCGTACCACTACCACGAAGAAACATTGCTCTTAAATCAGGAACATTAAATGTACTTGAACCATCCCCAACACCCCAAGTTGTACCTATAGCAGCAAAAAGTGTAGCATTTGTTGTTCTTGATATAGCAGCTCCATCACACACTAAAAACCCTGTTGGAGCAGAAGAACCACCGAATGGCATTATACCTCCACTTGGCATGGCAACTAGACCTGTAAGTTGACTTCCATCAACCGCAGGTAGTTTAGCGTTCGCATCGAGTTGCACTAGGTTGTTCGCACTTGTTCCGATGCCATCCAGCATCCGAGTATTGTTTTTTGTAATAGACATAATAAGTTGAGTTGGGGGTTAAGTTTATTAAACAAGACGAGTAGCCTCAATAAGAGCGGGAGTATTTGTGTAGCCGATGCTCAAACTAGCAGTTCCCGTCTCTCTGAGAAACAGTCTTAAAGTTTGAGAAGCATTACTAGATATAAATATACTTCCCGTAAAAGTGGTAACGGAAGAGCTGAAGCCGCCGTAAGGGAAGACAAAGGAAATTTTAGAAGTATCATTGTGGTGTATCTCTCCCGCAAAACTTCCACCGAACGCCCCATTTAAATCTCCTGTTATATTAAATCCAATGAGATACACTCCTGCGGGTAGAGTTATAGTTGAGCCACTCACAGACCCTACTCCTCCTGTTGCATAAGTAACATCTGCAGAAAAACTTACGTGTCCACTGCTACTTAAATTGTTAGAAGTTGCTGCCCAACGACCATATCCTTGGACTGCCTGAATGCCACTACTAGCATCCACATAAGCCTTAATACTCTCAGAGCTAGCTAAAGAGGTTGCTGACACGCCTGTAGTCATGGTGTCGTCATCTATAACTTCAGCGAGTTTACTCGTTGCGATACTTCCTGCAAGTTTATCCTGAGTAATGCTTCCTGCTAACTCTGAATTAGTAATACTAAGTCCAGTAAGTTTATCCTGAGTAATGCTTCCAGCAAGCTGTGCATTTGTGATACCACCAGCAAGTTTATCCTGCGTGATACTCCCAGCTAGTTTAGCGTTAGTTACACTTGTGTCTTTAATCTCAGCCTTGTTGGCACTTGTAAGTCCAATCGTTACGTTATCGACCGAGACCGCACTAGCGGCACTAGCGGCTGTTACTACAACAATCTTAGAGCCAACTGGAGGTGCTGATGTAAAGGTAATTTGTGCTGGAGAGATAGTAATCGAATAGGCATCTGTGGGTGACTGCATCACACCATCAATAGACACACGGTATGCCTCCTTTACGGTTGTCTGAGGAGTAAACGCTGTGATGTTAAACACTGCATTTGTTCCATCAATTAATCCATTGGTTGCATCCGATACAAGCTCTTCACTTGCAAAGTTTGATAGACTTGTACCTGCTTGTAGGCTCGCGGCTGCTACAGCCGTAAACTGAGTAGTGCTAGCATCCTCGGCTATCTCTTGTGCCACAAATAAGCTTTGTTGGTAAGCTGCATCTAGGTCACTCTCAGATAATCTTGAGCCATTCTGGAAATCTATTAGCTGTGTTGTCGAAGTCGCACGATAGAGACGCAGGGTGGTATACAAGGTATTAGGGGCTGCCGCCAACGTAATAGTCTTGTTGGTTGCATCGCGTGGTGTAGACGAGTGTAGTGCTAGTGCGTTCCATTTAGTCCCATCAAAACCGAGTGCGTTTACATCGTTGATGCTGAGGTATTTGAACGGCACACTAAAAGTGGTAGCAGTTAATGCACTGCCAGTGTATTCTTTATATGATTGAGCCATGATTGTTCTTCTTTATGTTGAGGGGGGTTAATAAATTAATCTGTGATTTCATTTGAAATTCTTGCGACTTCTTCCGACGGAGTTAGTCCGTCTGTGTTCTTAAACTTTTCTAATGTTTCTCGCTTAAAGAACTCCTTACGAGCAGCCCTGACGTAAGCTAGGCGAACATCTTGTAGTTCTTGAAGACCTTTGTTGGTTACATCATTTGCATTTTTTATGTTTCCTTTGGAATCAAAAAAGTCTTCGGAATACATATAACCATCGGTGTCAACATTAGAAATTTTACCGTCTTTATACTTATCGTCCCAACTAGGGTCAGTAATAATGTCATACATAGCTTCTTCAAGTCTTAAATTTCTTAAGCTTTTCTTACCAACCTTAATGGGCTTTGTAGGATAGTAGGTATATATAAACTCACCAAAGGCATCATAAAGAGTTTGACCATCTTCATTCCAATAATCCTTTGTCTTTATCCCCTTTTGAGTTGGTGCAAGACCTCCCACAATGTTGGTTCGTCTTCCATCTTCTTCTAGGATGTCATAAACTTCTTGGTAACTTAACGGCACTTTGTCTGTAGGTGCGCTACGGCTCAATAGATTCCACCATTCCTTTTCAGGTAGGTACATAGGCGAGCCTGTTTCATAACGCCTTACGTTTACGGGTTCGCTTCCAAACATTCTATCCGTAGTCATTGTCATTAGTCTTGATTGCGTATGGTCTGGAACAAACGTGTCGTCTAATTGATTGATGTGTCTAACCATTGAGGGAGGCTGGAAACGACTTGTCGCTATGCTAATCATTGCTTTTAACCAGCGGTCTCCATCTTCCTCTGAATCTAGGATAGTAGATACGTTACGATACCCAGTCATAAATGGATTGTCAGTAAGTATCTGATAAGCAGAACGTCTCCATGTTTTCATAAGTGACTGTCCTTCAACCGTTTGATTATTCTTAGCTGCATTTAAATATGCTTTAGTATCTGCAAAGAAAGCAACGAGAGCCTTGTCAGGGTCAGCCATTCGGTAATCAACCATAGTATCTCCGTCATCAAAAAGCATCTTGTAAGATTGGAAGTTGGAATCTTTTCTTTGTTTTACGCTTAAGTGTGCGCCTGAACCAGTGATGCCTTCCTCGTCTGATAAGTTCCAGTAGTATAACCAAAATGCCGCAAACATCGCTAAGTTGCCTAGTGTCTTGCGGTCAACCTCTTCCATTTGAGTTTTTAATTTAGCAAGGCGAGTTTCTTCTACAGTAAGTTGGTCACGAATTTTTGCTTCAGATTCTTTTGTAAGTGCAACTCCTTTATCATCAACGCCTTCTCTTAATATCTTTCTATAACGAGCCACATTATTTGTAGTGTTTTGGAGTTGTCCTGCTCCTGTCCCTGAAATAAGTTTTGATTCTGGAGCTATTTTAGCAAGCCCTTTAGTACCATATCTTCCAACGGCTACAAGTGGTGCGCCTACTTTACTTCCAATTTGTCCAGTGGCGATAGCGCCTGTAGTTCTAATAGGAAAGAGTAATTGAACCATACGTCCAAAAGCAGTGCCGCTACCAGTTTCAGCATCAACCTTCTCAATCATTGTTTCTATGACTGTCTTGCGGATGTCACCATCTTTAAGGTCACGAGGCATCAATAGTGCCTCTCGGTATTCATTCATTATATCTAGGTCACGCTCTTTATATGCCCAGACCTTACGCCCGTTCTGCATTTTGTATGCTTCATCTATATATTTTGCAACATGAGCTTGGATGTCAGGTGCTTCATTACGAATAGCATCACGAAGTGCTTCTGAATATAGACGGCTTTTAGTAATTGCATTTGCAAAAGGAACGTCTAAAACACCGAGCATTGTGCGTCCAAACAAACTGAGTTCCATAAATGTATCACCTAGTGTTTCAGCCGCTTTGATACGAAGAAGAGCATTGTTTAATCCATCACCCTTATCTCTGCGCTGTTGACGCTTTCTGGCTTTATCTACTGCCCTTTGATTTTGTAATCTAGGTTTTTGACTTGTCTCGTCGTAACGAACACGCGCTTGAGGAAACATTGGATTCTGTCCTCTGTTTTTAGCTGCCCCATACATATTTCTTAAATTAGTTGGAGATAAAGGAAAGAAACCAGTTGCTACATCTTTGTATGAGATTATGTCAGCAAGTCTGTAGAGAGCTTGCCGATAAATGCGTTTTTCTTTTAATGGGAGGCTTCTCCATAGTCGTCCACCTAACGTATCTCTTATAGGTCTTCCGAGCATGGCTACAGTATTTGCAAAAAGACCTGCTGTGCCTGTTAGGGTAGAACCCAAGAGCCATCCTGTAGTTACTTCTTCAAACATATCTATGCCTCTATCAAAGGCACTTTTAGAATAACGCTCAGGGTTTATTACTCGGTCGGCTTGAGCAAGTGCTGCTTCTTCTTGAACCTTACGAGCGCTCTCTTGAAGTCGTTTGTTTTGCTGACGAAGAAACTCTAGGTGTCCACCCATCTTCTCTTTGTTAGCATAGTCAGGACGGAACTTAGGGTGTATACCAAGGTTTTCGTTTATCTTGGCTACGTCTTCTCCAGATACCATCGCATATAACAGCTTGTTCTTTTCTTGGAGTTCTGCCGTTTCATTTGCTTCCTTGCCACCGTTTCTGTAGAACTTAATCTGAGCCTCTAGCTCTCGTATGCGAGGTGAGGTAACGGGTGCTTGAGGGTCACTTGGGTCACGTTGTCCTGTAAATATTTCTCGTTCTCTTGCAAGTTGTTTCTCAAGAGATGCTGTGCGACTTTGTTGAGGAGTTAGTTTAGGCTTTGGAGGATATATAGTATCCCTCATCGCTTGCTTCATTTTAGCGTTGTTGCTGCTAACTTTATTTAATTTTTCTTGGAGTTGTGACCTTGGAGAACCAGTCCCTTTAAGAACTTCGTCCTTTATAACCTCTGCTCTTATGTCATCAATCTTTCCAAACTTTAATAAATCTGAAAGTCTAGCTTGTTCTTCAAGTGCGTCTTCATATGCACGCACAGGCTTTTCTGCTCTGTTATAGAAACCTAAACGATTTTTTAAATCTATTATTCTAGGGTCTTTTTCTTTCGGTGTCTTCTTAGGCTTTGTCTCTTCGCTTAAATCAGCTTCATCATCACCAAACCTTTTTCTTTTCTTGTCTAGTTCAGCTTCAAGCTCTTTAAGTTCCTTTTGAAGCTTTTCCTTTTCCTTCGTTATCTTTTCTGAAGTTTTCTTTGAAGGTGTTCGACCTCCTTCTTTAACAAGCGGGGCATCTAATGTGTCGCTAGAGGTGTCTAGGATGTTGTTTATTTCATCTATGACTTCTTGTTCTTCGCCTGTTCTAGCTGTAGGCGCATCATCGTCTGCTATCTTAGCATCAGTTTCGCCCATAACGCGCTTACGAAGTGACTCTAGATTATCAACGTCAAGTGGCTCATCTTTAGCTCTTTTGACCATATCGCGCATATCATTAATAGCATCTACTTCTGCTTGCTTGCGCTCTGATATTACCTTTTGAAATTGGTCAGCCGTTCTGTCTTCGCGTCTTATAGCCAACACACTACCATCTTTATTATCTACTTCAAACTTAGCAGGGGCTATCTCAGCGTAATCGTCGAGTAGTTTTATTAACTCATCCGCATCATAGTCTCCCCCTTCAACCATTTGTTTAAGAGGTTCTAACACTTTATTTTTATAAGCACCGAACGCGTTTGCAAGCTCTTCGGTCTTCTCAACGGCAACTCTATTACCTAATCCTACCTTGTTACCAGCGGCATCAAGAATATCCTTTCTGCCCATAAGCTGCTCGGCAAGCTCTATTATGCGTTCCTTTTCTGTAGGCTCTGGTGTAGGAGCGGGGGTAGCCTCTGGGGTGTCTTTAGGTGTCGCAGTGGTCGCTGACGCTTCTGGGGCTTCTTTTTGTGCTATATTAAAATCAATAAGGTCTTCGTCAATATTATGCTCTATTAACTTTTTAGCTTCCGACTCACTTGAAATCTTTGAACGCCCCAATAGCCGTAGCTCATCATCTACAATCTTACCATCTTTAAATATATCAAAATTCCCATCATCATTTTTCTTGTAGGTGTAATCAGCTAGTTTAAATCCTTCAGGGAAGTTCATTGTAGCATCTTCCATATTGAAAGCAGCATCTTTACTTAGAGGCTCTAAATCAATATCTTGAAACGACTCCTCTCTGAGAACAACGTCTGAACGATTAATTTCTTTAACTTGTTTAGATGTAGCAACATCCAGAACAGGCTCTCCGTCTTGACCTTTTCCTATTCTCTTTCCACTTACTTCATATATTTTACGACCTTCCGCAATTAAAGAATCCTGAGTTCCTATGCCTCTTTCTGCTGGATTATCTAGAATTATGTATTTTTTAGTTTTAGGGTCGAGGTATGCGGGGTAAACTGAATGACCCAATTCTTCTTTACCAGTAATAAAGTTCTTTGAAGCACCTTCTGGTAGTTCACCAAAACGAATATATGTTCCTTCTATCTGGTAAGGAATACCATCTTTTTTAAATTTTATTATTGGTTTTTCGACTTCTGGGGTGTCTTTAGGTGTCGCTGGGGCTTCACCTTCTGGCTCTGGCTTAGGTGTCGCTGTTTCTTCGGCTTCAGGTGTTTGCCTTGGAGCTGACTCATCAATCTCATCAACGGCTTCTTCAATAACTTCTTCTGGAGAAACTGGTCGTTCTG